CTGCTGAAGCAGCAGGAGGCGGCCGCCGTCGAATACGCGCGCGCGCCGGCAGCGCCTGGCGCGCCGCACGGCGCCGGCCGCCCGCCGGCAACACAAGGAACTATCCGATGAGCCTGCGACTGATCACTCCGCCTGCAGCGCTGGCCGTGTCGCTGGAAGCTGCGCGCTTGTCGGCGCGGCTGGACGGGCCCGAGGCCGACGTCGAGCTGCGCCAGGTCATCGGCCAGCACACGCGTGAGGCCGAGCACCTAACCGGTCGCGCGTTCGTGCAGCAGTCCTTTCGGCTGACGCTTGACCGCTTCGCTGGCGCAATCCTGCTGGAGAAGCCGCCGGTCTTGTCGGTGCAGTACATCAGGTTTTACGACCCGGCCGGCGTGCAGCAGACACTCCATCCGGACGATTACCTTCTCGATGCCGAAAGCGAGCCGGGCTATGTGCTCCCGGCACCGGGCCACGCGTGGCCAGCGACGCAAGCGCGCGTGAACGCGGTCGAGGTGGTCTACACCTGCGGCTATGGCGCTGACGATACACTCGTTCCTGATGATACAAAGGGGTACATCCTGGGCAAAGTGGCCGAGCACTTCGCTCCCGCCGGCACGCCAAAAAGTGAGTTCCTCGACCGGTTGCTCGACGGCCTGAAAGTCTACGCATGATGAACGATCGCATCACGCTGCAGCAGCCAGGGCCTGGCGCTGGCAAGCTGAGGCCGCCCCAAGTCTGGGAACCCATTGCCACGGTATGGGCGCACGTGCTCTTTCCGAGTGGCGCCGAGGTGGTGCGCGCCGGCGCCGAGGTTTCGATCGTCAAGTGCTCGATCCGGATCCGCGCCCGTGCTGACATCAACACCGCGGCGCGCGTGCTCTTCAAGGGGAAGGCCTACGACGTCGAGTCGGCGCTGCCAGATGGGCGCGACTCTCGCTTCTTGTTCCTGGTGTGCAAGGCGGTCACGTGATCAGGTTCGATACCACGGCGCTGATGGCCGCTATGCAGCAGACCGTTGATCAGGTTGCCAGCTCGATCGACGAGGAAGGGCTGCGCGCTGTCGGGTTCTCTGGCGCTGAGCCGTTCCGCGAAGAAGCGAAGCGCAATGCACGCGCACGGGCCAAGACCTACACCATCCACAACAACATCATCGTCAAGCGGCTCGACGAAGAGTCGGACGGCGCGCGCCGCCAGGTCTACCTGGTCACCGTGCGGGCTGGTGCGTACGGCGGGAGTGACGCCTTCTACTGGCGCTTCGTCGAGCGCGGCCACAAGTTCGTGCCGCGCAACAAAAAGGTCAGCAAGAAGACCGGCAAGAAAACGGGCTGGGAAGCGCACCGCCGTGCAGCCGAGCTCGAGTACGGCACGGCCAGCGCGCCGGCGTACCCATTCATGCGCCCAGCGTACGAAAGCAAAAAACAGGTGGCCGTCGACGCCATGACACGCACGCTGGCCGAGCAGATAGCAAGGAACTCGCAATGACCGCAGAAGACCATATCGACGCCGTGCTGGCGCACCTGGCCGACGGCCGCATCTTCCCTGACGTGGCGCCGCTTGGCACGCTGACCCCGTACATCACCTACCAAGCGGTGGGCGGGGAGCCAATGAATTACCTGTCCGGAGACCTGCCAAGCAAGCAGCACGTGCGGATGCAGGTCAACGTTTGGGGCGAGCGGCGCATCGAAGCGTCCGAGATCGGCATGCTGGTCGAGGATGCGCTGCGCTCCGCCACCGCGCTGCAGGTCGAAGTCGCAAGCGGCCGCGTGGCCACGTACGACGAAGAATCCGATTTACGCGGGACCATGCAGGACTTCACGCTCTACTGTTGACCGCTCCAGTTTTACCCACAAGCCGCCCCGCGAAAGCCGGGCGGTTTTTTTATGCCCGGCTTCCGGGCTTCACCCCTGAAAGGCCGATATGCAATTGCCAAATAACCTCGCGTTCGCTCTGGCGACCGTGTTCGCCACCGGCGTCAACATCACCGCAGCGACCAACGCCACCGAGGCCGTCTGCACCGCCACGAACACCTTCGCCGCCGGTGACTACATCGAGTACGTCGGCGGCTGGAGCAAGGCCAATGGTCGCGTGTTCCGCGTGAAGGTGGCAACCGCTACCTCTTTCACGATCGAAGGCCTCGATACCAGCGACGTGTCGCTGTTCCCGGCGGGCGCCGGCACCGGCACCGCACGCAAGGTCACGACCTGGGTGCCAGTCACCGGCGTGGTGAGCGCCGAAGTCTCGGGCGGCGACGGCAAAAACGTTGAGGTGCCGCTGCTCGACAGTGACATGCCTGTGATGCTGCCTGACGGCTTCTCCGCAACCACCGTCACGCTGACGACTGCCGATGACAAGACGCTGCCGCATCACGCAGGACTCAAAGGTGTGTCTGACGGTGTGAAGCTGACTTGCCTGCGCGGCATGTTGCCTGGCGGCGGCGTGCTGTTGTACGCGGGCTACTGCTCGTTCAACGAGTCGCCGAGCCTGGCCAAGGGCAGCGTGATGGCGGTGAAGTCGATCTTCTCGCTGCAGAACAAGGTCGTCCGCTACTGATCTGTGTTGCCAGCTGGCGCCGAATGGTCGGCGCTGGCCTTTTCTAAGCCCGCGGGGTAGCGCCTCGCGGGCCTTTTTTTACCCCACCTGAAAGAAAAATATTATGGCAAAAGCAAAACTCACCCTGGCCGACGAAGCAACCTTCAAGGCAACCGTCGCGATCCCTGTCCCTGGCGGCCGTACGGCTGATGTCGAATGGGTCTTCGCATGGATGTCGCGCGACGAAGCAAAGGACTTCATGGATACGCTGGCCGGCTCCGAAGACGTCGATGCCCTCATGAAGATCAGCCGCGGCTGGGATCTCGACGAGCAGTTCAGTAAGGCCACAGTCGAGAAGCTGACCCAGAAGTACATCGCTGCAGCACGCGCCGTGCTGGACAAGTTCATTGCCGAGCTGACCGGCTCCCGCGCAAAAAACTAAGGGACGTTGCCACCGCCATGTACGAAGCAGCCCCCACCGACGCCGACCTGGCCGTCGCGGGGCTGACCAGGGATGAGGTGACAACGTCTGTCGGCATCTGGCCCCAGAACGTGCTGGCCTACAACACGTTCTACGGGCTGCGCAAGCAGTGGAATATCGCCCCGATGGGCGGCCCGATCGGGCTGAACTTCCTCGTCGCCTACAACCGGATGGATCGGATGGGGCTGACGACCGAGGAGTACAACGAGCTCGACGAAGACTTGCAGGTTATGGAAGACGCGGCCCTGCAGGCGATGCGCACGGAATAACCAGCTGGACCGCCACCCACGGGTGGCATTTTTTATGGGCGGGACATGAGCGATACTGTCAACAACGCAACAATCATGATCACCGCCGACGCGAGCGGCGTCGAGGCTGGCTTGCGCAAGGTCGAAGACGCGACCGCCAAAACCGGCAAGAGTCTCGACAACCTCGAGGCCAGCGCGAAGAAAACGACGGCAGCCCTGGAGGGTGTCGCCAGCACGCCAGGCATGGAGACGGCCGGCGACGGCGCTGGCGTGGCCGCCGGCCGCATGGACCGCGCGACCAAGAGCATGGCCGATTCGATCCAGCGAACGCTGGCGACGATGAATGCCGGCGCCAAGGGTTCGGCGCAATACTACGAGGCGCTCGCCAACGCGCGCGGCCTGAACGTCAATGCCCTGCGTCCGTACCTGGAGCAGCTGGACGAAATGACGAAGAAGAGCGCGCTCGCGGCTGATGCCCAGCGCAAGCTCGACGACTCGACCAAGTTCCTCGACAGCCTGCGCTCGCGCACCGAAGGCATCGGCAAGTCCGCGTCCGAGCTGGCCGCGCTGCGCGCGCAGCAGCTGGGTGTGAGCGATGCCGCGGCCGAGATGATCGCCAAGCTGCGCGAACAGGAAGAGGCGGGCGAGTCGTCGTTCGGCGCGCTTGGCACAATGGCGGGCCGGCTCAAGGTCGGTTTGCTGGCAGTGGCTGCAACTGCTGCCGCAGCTGCAGCTGGCACGACTGCTCTGATCAACAGCGCGATCAACGACATGGCTGATCTCGACGACATGGCGCAGAAGACCGGCTCGTCCGTCGAGAGCCTGTCGAAAATCCAGAAGCTGGCCAGCGTGTTCGGTGAAGACATGGGCGGGGTAGACGCTGCCTTGACGAAGCTGTCGCGCGGCATGGCGGGTCTGGACGACGATAGCAACAAGGTACAGAAGGCCCTCAAGACGCTGGGCGTTTCCTCGCGAGATGCCGCGGGCAATCTGCGCGATCCGTCTGTCGTCCTGATCGAAGCAGCAAAAAGCCTGCAGAAGTACAACGATGGCGCGGGCAAGACTGCACTGATTAACGATCTAATCAGCAAGTCGGGCGCTGATCTTCTGCCATTCCTGAACGATGTGTCGGAGAACTACGATAACGTCAGCGGCACTTCAAGTGCGGCTGCGGCTGCAGCCTCAGCCTTTAAAGACCAGATGGGATTCATCGGGCTGGAGGCAAAGGGCTTCGCAACAACAGTCGCTAGTGGTGTGCTCCCTACCCTGGTTGACTTGACCGGCGCGTTTCTGGACGTGAATAAGGAGACGTCTACGCTCGCAAAAGCTGACTGGGCTGGATGGGCCGACAGCGCTGGCCTCGGTATTGCGAGGGCCGCCGATGCTGCCGTTATTCTCGGCCGAACTTTGTCAGGTGTTTGGAATAGCGTGAAAGCTGTCACGGCAGATGTCAATTTCGCTCGAAGCGTTATGGCGAATGCCAACCCACTGGTGGTGGGATACAAGCTCTGGAAGGGCGAGTCGCCCGCTGAAGAGATAAAGAAAGCACTGGCCCAGCGCAACAAGGAAGTTGAAGACGCGAATAAGACGCTTGAAGAATTGCTGGCGCGGCCAACCGGTCAGTACGTGGCAGCATTTCGTGCGCGCAAAGATGGGCGCGACTCGCCAGGTGAGCCGAAGGAAGAAAAGCCAAAGCCGTCCTTGGCAGGCGGCGGCAGCGATGCAGCGGCTAAAGCGGCCGCGAAGGCTCTGGAAGAGTACGAAGCGCTGCTCGACCGGATCAACGGCAAGTCGGTCGGCCTCGATCCGGCCTTCTACGACAACCTGGCCAAGCTGTACAAGGGCTACCAGTCCGGCAAGCAGTCCCTCTCCGAATATGTGGGCACCGTCGAGAAGTACATCGGCATGCAGCCGTTCGTCAAGCAGGCTGAAGACGACCGCCTGCGTTCGCTGAAAGACTTAAGCGATTTCCAAGACAGCTACTCGAAAGGCCTAGAGGTCACGAGCAGCGTCTACGCCAAGCGCGCTCTGGACGCCGAGGCAGAGGCGGTGCGCAACGAGGAGCTGGCCAGCACGTACGGCCCGACCAAGTCGGCGATCGAGGCGCTGGAGCTGGCGCGCCTGCAGGATCAGCTGGCGCAGCGCTCGACCCTGGGTTTGACCCTGGACGAAATCGAGAGTCTCGAAAACCTGATCAGCGCGAAGCAGCGCAGCGCCGGCGCGGTGTCGAAGATGGAAGGCATGGACGCGGCCAAGAAGGCCGCCGAAGAACTCGATAAGTTCCTCGATCCGACCAAGGCACAGACGTTTGGTGAGGCGCTCAAGGGTGCGTTCGGTGCGGCCGGTGATTCGATGACGCAGCTGGTGACCGCACTGGACGCCTACGGCATCCGCCAGGCAGAGGTCGATGACGCTCGCAAGAACGCGGCGCTCAAGTACGCGACCGATTCCAAGGGGCTGGCCACCGCGACTGCCGCCATCAACTCGAAAGAAGTGAAGTCGCGCCTGAGCGGCTACGGCGACATGGCCGCGGCTGCGAAAGGGTTCTTCTCCGAGGGCAGCAAGGGCTATGGCGTGTTGTCCAACGTCGAGCGGGCATACCGGGCGGCCGAGCTGGCGATGACAATCCAGTCGACGGCGAAGAAGATCTTCTTCAAGCAGACTGAAGTGGCGGCCAACGTGGCGCTCAATGCTCAGAAGCTTGGAGTTGAGACGGCAACGACCACGGCATCCACCGGCCTGGCCGCAACCGAGGCCAGTGCCTGGGGCGTCACGGCGGTGGTCAAAGCGATCGCATCGATGCCGTTCCCGATGAACCTGGCGGCCGGTGCTGCCACGCTGGCGGCCGTCGTGGCCGTGGGTGCAAGCATCATGGGCAGCGTGGGCGGTAGCAGCGTCCCGCTGCCCCAGCAGCGGCAGGAAAAGCAGGGCACCGGCAGCGTGCTGGGCGACAGCTCGGCGAAGTCGGAATCGATCGCCAACTCGATCGCCGCCATCGAAGGTGCGACTCTACAGGGACTGCGCATCAGCGACGGCATGCTGGCCTCGCTGCGCAACATCGAGGCGGGCATCGGCCAATTCGCATCGTTCCTGGTGCAGTCCACCGGCGTGGCCGGCGACTACGGCAAGCAGTTCGCTTCGGCCGATGGCAACTTCCTGAGCAAGATCGGCAGCAGCATCTTCGGCGGCAAGAAAACGGTGGAAGACACCGGCTTCCTTCTGACGAAGGCGTCGTTCGAAAGCATCCTGAGCGGCGGCACCGATGCGGCGCAGTATGCCGACATCAAGAAGTCGGGCGGCCTGTTCTCCAGCGGAAGCTCCAGCAGCAAGATTGAAGGCCTGGGCGCCGAGGGCAACCGGCAGATCGCCGGCGTGCTCACGTCGCTGTACCAGACCGTCATCGAGGCCAGCACCCTGATCGGCATCGGCGGCGATGACTTCACCGCCAAGCTCAGTTCGTTCGTGGTCGACATTGGCAAGGTGAGCCTGAAGGGGCTGACCGGCGCCGAGATTCAGGAAGAGCTGTCGGCCGTCTTCTCGAAGGTGGGCGATGACCTGGCGGCGTTCGGTGTCGATGGCCTGGGCCAGTTCCAGAAAGTGGGCGAGGGCTACCTCGAAACGCTGTCCCGCGTGGCAACCAATTACCAGGCCGTCACGGTGGTCACCGATTCGCTGGGCATGGTGTTCGACTCGGTCGGGCTCAAGTCGGTCGGCGCGCGCGAGCGGCTGGTCGGCCTGGCCGGTGGCCTGGAAGAATTCACTTCCAGCGTCGATCAGTTCCTTGCCGACTTCTACACCGACAAGGAGCGGGCCGACTCGCTGCGCGCGCGCATCACGCCGACGCTCGACCAGTTCGGGATCAAGACCGGCGCCGAGGATTCGCTGAAGCAGTTCCGCAGCGTGGTTACCGGGCTGGACCTGACGACCGACGCCGGCGCGCGCGCGTATGCCGCGCTGATGCAGATCGCACCAGCGTTCAAGCAGATCGCCGACGTTGACAAGGACGTGCTGGAGAAGGCCACCGACCTGTCCAACAGCAAACGTGAACTGGAAATCCAGATCATGGAAATGCTGGGCGACAAGGCCGGCGCGCTGGCGGCGACTCGCGCGCTGGAGCTTGCTGAAATGGACGCGTCCCTGCGCCCACTGAGCGAGCGGGTGTATGCATTGGAAGACGAAGCTGCTGCGCTCGGCACGGCGAACTCGCTGCTGTCGATCCAGGCTCAGATTTACGACCTGACCGGCAACAAGGCTGGCGCTGCAGCGGTGCTGTCGCAGCAGCACATCAACGCCCTGGCCGCGCTGGATCCGGCGCTGCGCGGTGCGACGCAGAACCTGTGGGACTTGCAGGCCGCCGCCAAGGCAACCGAGCAGGTCAAGACGGCTGCTGCCGCGCTGATGTCCGGCGTGGATGGCGCGTTCTCGGCGCTGCAGAAGGTGGTCGAGCGGCAGAAGAAGGCGACGCAGGAAGAGATCGACGTGCGCACCAAGGCCGTCGAGAAGACCCGGTCGCTTTCCGAGGCGCTGCGCAGCACGCTGGACGGGCTGACGGTGGCCGGCACGGAGAAGAACGACCGCGCTGCAGCCCAGGCGCAGATCCAGGCGGCACTGGCAATTGCCAAGGCCAGCGGCATCCTGCCGAAAGCCGACGACCTGAAGAACGCGTTGTCGGTGATCGGCAAGGATTCGACCGGCCTGTTTGCCAGCCAGGAAGACTACCTGCGCGACTTCTACGCGACCAAGAACGGCATCACCGACTTGGCCAAGATCACCGACAAAACACTGTCGGCGGAAGAGCGAAGCCTGAAAGCGCTGGAAGGGCAGGTCAAGCAGTACGACGACATGCTCGAGCGCGAGCAGGAGCAGATCGACGTCCTCAAGGGCATCAGCACAATCGGGCTGTCGATCGAGCAGGCCATCCAGGCGCTGCACGGTGCGATGGGTGCGGCGGGTGCGAACCCGTACAACTCGGCCACGAGCCAGATCAGCGATGCTTACAAGTCCAGTCTCGGCCGTGCGCCGGATGCGGCCGGGCTGAGCTACTGGCAGGACCGGGCCGCCGGCGGAATCTCGACCGAGGCCATCATCGGCTCGATCAAGGGTTCGCCCGAGGCGCAGATACAGGCGCTCTACAAGGACGTGTTCGGCCGCCCGGCTGACGCGGCCGGACTGAGCTACTGGCTCGACCGGCTCAAGGGCGGCATCAGCCTTGGCTCGATCCGCGACACGTTCGAGGAAAGCGCCGAGAAGAAGCTGCGCGGGTTTGCCGTTGGCACGAACTATGTGCCCGCCGACATGCCGGCGCAGATTCACCAGGGCGAACGCATCATCCCCGCGGCCGACAACCGCGAGCTGATGCGGCGCCTGGCGACCCCGGCACAGACTGACGCGGCACTGGTCACGGAGATTCGACTTCTTCGCGAAGAAGTTGCGGCGCTGCGCGGCGGGGTTGAGAGGGGGGCCGATGCGTCTGAACAAATGGCCGATCAAATCGACAACGTGACCGACGGCGGCAATGCGTGCCGCGTCGAAGTTATCAATCAGGTGCGCACCAAGGAGACTGCATGACTGCAAAGGTAAGGGTCATGATCCCGATCGATGTCACGGCCAGCATGATCAAGGCCGGGACATCGGTCCCAGAACCTGACCCATCAAAGGGTGAGGTTGCCTGGGCCGCAAGTGTGAGCCAGGTTGCTGGAAGCGAGCGAACCTACAGCGGGTCCATTTGGATTTGCAAGCAAGCCCACTCGGGTCGCGCTATAACGCCGGACCTCGATGCGCTCTATTGGACTCGACTGGGTCCGACAAACCGCATGGCCCCATTTGATGACTACTCGAACACGAAAGTTGTCGGAGTGGGTTCGATGACCTACGTCGCGCAGCCTGGGTTTCTGAATGGGCTTGCGGTGTACGGCATGGAGGGTGCGAACTACAGCATCGTCGTGCGCGACGCCCCGGGCGGGACAATCATGCGCTCGTGGAGTGGTGATTTGTACAGCCAGGCAGCGGGCCTTTACGAGCTGCTGTTTGCTCCGCTGGTGGCGACGCCGCAGCTTTCGTTCGACGATATCCCGATCTCGCCAGCTGCCGAAGTCACCATCACCGTGACCTCGGCGCCCGACACGCGCGTGGCCATTGGCACCATCAAGGTTGGCGACTGGCGGCAGTTTGTTGAAAGCGGCACGCCAGGAGGAACTCGCCACGGGGCTGAGTCGACACGAAAGAGCCGAACGCTTCGTGAATACAACGCAGACGGGACCTACAAGATTGTGCGCCGCGCGAGCAGCCGCGACGTTACCTGCAGCATCGTGGTGGACCCCGAGCAGGCAATGCAGGCTGATGCAATTCTTGGCGAGGTCGAAGATATTGCCGTGCCTTTTGAGGGCAGTGGACTCCCTAAATACGGGTACCTGAACACCCTGGGCTTCGTCACCGGAAGCATCCGCGCAGATTCGACCGGCGTCACATCAATCAATCTAAAAGTTGAAGGAAACATCTAATGGCGATCACCCCAGTACCGCCGCTTACCGACATCCCGCCTTTCCCAGCGCTGTCTGATCGCGCGGCAGGTAACTACAACAGCAAAGCGTTTGAGTTCGGTACGCACATGGCCGAAAACTTCAACGACGAGATTCTTGCAGTGGCGAGCAGTGTCATGCAGAACGCTCAGGCCGCCGAGCTGAGTGCGTCGAATGTGAGTGAGATCGCTGGCAATGCGGGCGTTTCTGCCATGGAGGCGCTCGCGTATCGTGATCAGTCTCAAGCAGCGCGTGACGCTGCGCGGAATTTCTCGACGGCCGTAAACGCGACGAGCGCGACGACGAACAGCGTCGGGGTCGGCAGCAAGAGTTGGGCTGGCGCTGGCCTAGCCGGTAAGCAATTCTCTGTTGGACAAGTTTTGCTTGCGGTGAATCCGGCAAACGTCGACCAGTGGGTATCCGGCGCAGTGACGGCATATTCGAGCAATGACTCGAGCTCATCGATCACGCTCAACGTCACGAAGGCGAGCCCCACTACCGCCGGAAATTCTGTTGCCAACTGGTGGTTTTGCATTGATGCGGCCGGCGCACAAGGGGGCGGTCCGCTGGGTACGCTGAATGCCCGCCTGGTCGCGAGCGCTGCCCAAAAGATCAAAGCAGGCTCTGCCAAGCTGGTTTGCGTAGGTGATTCGTTGACCTACGGCCATGATCAGTTTTCCTCTGACCGAGTCGCACCAGTGCTGCCGCACGTGCAGCCCCGCGTGCCGGTGCCGTTCCCTGCGCAACTGGCGGCGCAGCTCAATGCCGCTTACAGCACGACTGGTATCTCCGTGGAAAACCGGGGTTACTCGGGTGACACCGCGAAGATGGGGTACGTGCGCTGGCCCAGCGACCCCGGCGCGGACCTTGCAATCATCATGTTTGGCGCGAACGATGCCGCAGACGTTGGCGGTGCCACGCTGGAGGAATTCACGTCCTATCTGGGAAGGCTGATTGAGCGCTACAACGCCTGGGGTTGCGGTGTTGTCATAGTGACGCCGACGGTCATGAATCAAGGTGGGGAAAGCCGAAATATCATGCCGTATCGCACGGCCGCTGCCCTCGTTGGCCAGCAATACGGATGCCCGGTCATCCGCGGCGAAGAAATCGGCCTGGGCAATAAGCGGGAGCTGATCTATTCCGACAGCATCCATTTCAACACGCAGGGTTACCGTCTGCTCGGAAACGCTGTAGCGACCTTTATTCTTGCTGGAGGAATTACTGGCTCGCACAACGTGGTGGCGAACGAGCGATCCATCCTTCTCGGCTCGGCAGCAAACGTAGCGACGAATGGTGCCTACAGCTATTCGACTTCAGGGTCGATGGTAGAGCAGGGCATGCTCCTTACCCTGGTGCGCGGCACTGGGCAGCGCGTCACCTTGGGCTTCTACCTGGATGCCGATGCGGCCCTTATTTCGTTGTCTGGCACGCTGTCGACAGGAATGGCAGTTGAGTTTGATATGGATGGCCTGCGCAGTGCAGCAACGCGGAAAACCGTCAATGCTGATACCAGCGACAACTACACCACGTTGTCGGAATCTCTGCTGCTCGAGCCGACGAACACGACACACTTGGGCAAAGTAATCGGCCGGGGCTGGCACAGCGTTTCCCTTTCAGCTCCGACCGGCGGTAGCAGCAACGCTGTGCTTTCAGCGCTCAACATCAAGCCAGTTCGGCAGATCGAGTGCGTCGGAAGCGTGTTCCCAGTGGCAAAGCGTGAGTTCTCGCTGTTCGATCCGCCAATCAAGTTTGACACCCTGCCGCCGGCATCAACCCTGGCTACGTTCACGATTGACCGGGAGTTGTTCGGATCGGTTTCGACCGCCAAGCCTGGGCTGGCCTACTACCAGTCTTCGTTCGCGATTATCTCAATCCGTGGGCTTGGCTCAAACGTAAGCTTCACTCAGTACATGCTGACCGCAGATTCGGTCACGACATATCGCGCGGTGCCGCTTTTCTCTTTCGGCGCCAACCCGGTGACGATCACCTCTGTAACCGGTCCGGTGGGAGACCTGAATGCGGGTGAGATTGTCATCAATCTGAACCGGCCACAGGCGAACTACATCGAGATTCGCATCGAAGTGCCTGACATCGCTGATCTCAAAAGCGCCGCTCTGATTTAAGTTTTCTCCGTACGCAATTTCTAGTCTCGATCGCAGCCCACCTCGGTGGGTTTTTTACGCCCACTGAAAGTGATACATGCCCAACCCATCCCCATCTCGTATTGTTGACCTCAAATTGCCCTTGCCTTGGCTTATCTCCGGCGCGGCGGCGTCCGCCATATTCATGGCCACGCTCGGCTGGAATTCGTCGGCCCAATCCAGCAAGCTTGATCAGCTGATCGTGACTAACCAGAAGCTGGAGAAGCGCCTGGACGACCGGGATATCCGGCTTGACGGGATGCGGGATGCGATCTTCGCCGTGCAGCGCGTGAACGATACGAACGCGCTCCGCATCACCGCTCTCGAAAGCGCGCGCAAATAAACCTGCTGCGCCCGGCACAGTGCCTGGCGCAGCTGCAAGGCCCGGAATCGGAACCGCAATGCCCATCACAGGAAAAACCATGAACTTCATCGAAGACGCACGCGCGCAATTCCCGAAACTCTGGTCGGTACGCTTCGCGCTGCTGGCCGCCATTGCCTCGGCCATCGAGGCCGGCATGCACCTGTACGCCAGCGGCACCGCGCCGATCCTGGTGGTGGCCGCTGGCCTGACCTCGCTCGGCGCCGCGATCGCGCGCGTCGTGGCGCAACCGTCGGTGACCGGCAATGGTTAAGAGCGCCACTACCCAGCGGCGCGGCCTGGTCGCGCTGGTCGGCGCCATGGCCGCGGCAGGACTGCTCAGCTTCACGCCCGCGTTCGAAGGCACGAAGCTGTCCACCTACCGCGACATCGCCGGCGTGCTCACATACTGCACCGGCGCCACCGAGAACGCGGCCTGGGGCAAGACGTACACGCCTGCGCAGTGCCGGGCCCAGCTCGACCGCGACCTCGAGCGGCACGCCGCCGGCATCGCTATGTGCATCCCGCTCGCGCGCCTGACCGATGGCCAGAAGGTCGCGTTCGTCGACGTCGCCTACAACATCGGCGTGGCCGGGTTCTGCGGCTCGAGCATGGCGCGCCGCACGAACGCCGGCGACATGGTCGGCGCCTGCAATGCGCTGCTCATGTGGAACAAGGTCGGCGGCAAGGAAGTGCGCGGACTCACGCGCCGGCGCCAAGCCGAGCGCGAGCTGTGCTTGAAAGGGATCCCATGAACTGGTTCGACTATCCCCTGGTCGCGTTGGCGTGCACGCTGTTTGGCGTTCTCGGCTTCCTGGCGGGCGCGCTGCTGGTGGTCAAAGCTTTCGTCGATATGCACAACGGCTCGCTGCCGCCTGCGCGCCGGTCGACGTCGATGTTCTCGAGGCAGAACCTCACGCCCGGCGCGGCGCTCGCGCTCGAGTACGTGGTGCTGGCTGGCATCGCGGCGGCGCTTGGGGTCGCAGTGGGTAGGGGGCTTCCATGATCCCGGTCCAGTACCGCGCGCTGGCGGCCGGCGTGGGGCTGCTGCTGGCAATGGCCTTGGCCGGCGCCGCCGGCTGGTTCACGAACGGCTGGCGGCACGACGCAGAGCTCGCCGAGCTGCGGCGCGCGCACGCGGAAACCATGCGCAGCCAGTCCGAGCTGGCGTTGACAACGCTGCAGGCCGACGCCGCGCGCATCACCACGGCGGCCACCGAGTTCGCCGCCATTCAATCAACCCTGGCGCCGCGAATGTCGGCGCTCACCAAGGAGCTGCGCAATGCGAAACCTCTGCCTGCTGGTTGCGTGCCTGATGCTGACCGCGTGCGCAACCTCGACGCCGCAATCGATGCCGCCAACAAAAGTATCTCTCGATAGTGCGCTGGCGGCGCCGTGCCCCGTAGTCGAGCGCCCGGCTGCTGCTGACTACGACGTATGGCAAGCCTGGGCGATCGAGCTCCTTCGCCAATATGCGGTGTGCGCGACGCGCCACGCGAAGACAGTGCAGGCTTGGCCAAAGTAGGGCGCCGCGCGGGTGCTACACTGTATGCATGAACAGTAATCCAGCCATGCGGTTCAAGCCCGCGCTCACGAAGGACGATCTGAAAGCGATCCAAGATCGCAACCCGGATTCGCCTGACGTGCGCGCGCTGCTGTGGGAGGTGGCGCGACTGCGTGCGCTGGCGCTCCGGACGCATGACTATTTCCGACAGGGCTCGTCGTCGACTGCACTCATCCTGGCTGACTCGCTTCGCGCGATGCTCGAAGACGAGCCTGCGATCCAAGAGCAGTCGCGGCTGAAGGGCTGAATTGCTGCGCTATTCAAAGCTGCCACTTTCAATCGAATCAAGCACTTATGCGGCGACAACCAGTGAATCAATAGCGCAGGCCGACGCACGCAAGGTTCTGATTAAATGGCATAAAAAAGTATTCGAGCATCTGACTTCTAAGCTGTGGGTCGGGGGTTCGATTCCCTCAGGGCGGGCCATCATCTTCAATTCAATCTAGTACTTGGCTATTTTTCAGTTGCCGACTTTCGGGCATCGCGCTGTTTGATTAGCCTTGCGCTATTCTTCATCAATATCCTTCAACCTTGCACGTAAAAAGCCAAGTCGATATATCGACGGGTACGACAACCGTTGCTGTCTCAGCCGTGTTCGTAAGCTCAGTTGACCGTTTGATGATGTTTCACTTGCCAGTGCAGGCTTACGTCTTGTTTAGGTTAGCGCGAATGTCACCAACTTCATATCGGCACCGGTGAGGTGGCAACGAGTCGACGCGCTGCAGCGAGGTAAGGGCGCTGATCAGGGTATAGGCTTGCAGCATGAGCTTACCGTACGTCTTTAGCTCGCTGGCCCAGACTGGGACTCGATCAACTCCTAGCCGTCAACGCTGTGCTCGTGCAGTGTCGTAACCTACATCCGCTCCTCATTTTCGCGTGGCTGGCTGTCTATATAGCACTAACCAATATGGTAAAAGCGTGCTAATAGTACGTCGATAGATCAATTCGTGCAGGCATGGCCTTGCGGTCGTTAGCCTAGGTATGAACGTGCTGAAAGCAGAACGCCGTTGGATTTTCCCAACAATGGAAGCGAGTCTAGCTTCTTGGCTGTTTGAGATACGCCAGTTCGGGTGAAAACGGAGTGAGTTGATTTTACTTCGCCGTAGTTCTCAAAGGAAATTTATGATAATATCAAAATATTATCAGGAGAATTGAAATTGCCATCTGCAGTCAACGCTAAGCACATCCTCGGACTAGATATATTGCGATTCGTAGCAGCCTGTTTGGTGGTCGCTTTTCACTATTGTTTTCTGATGGGCATCAATCCAGAAGGACTGGTTGGAAGTGCGAGTAGGGGAGTCGTAAAATTCCCTGAACTCTACGAATCCACCAATTTCGGCTGGGTCGGTGTCCAGATTTTTTTTGTAATCTCAGGATTTGTGATCGCATTTTCGGGTGAGAAATCCAGTGCATTCTCTTTCCTTCGGAGCCGCATTGTTCGACTTGGGCCTGCCGTGTGGATCTGCGCCCCCATTACCTTGCTGGCAACGATACTGGTTGGATTCCGCCAACATGAAGATATGTACCGTGCATTCAGACACAGCATGGCATTCTTGCCTTGGGTTCCTTGGATCGATGGCTCTTATTGGACGCTTGGCATTGAGATTTCGTTTTATGCAGCAGTTCTTTTTCTCATTAAATTTTTCAAGTTTGAAAATATCAAGATTTTGGCGATAGTGATCGGCGTTGTCAGTTCAATGTTCTGGGCGGTTCATGCCTTGGCCGGAATTGAACAGTTGCATTCTTTTGGCCCCCAACTGAAGTGGGTGCTGGAAGACAGGTTGCCTAAATTGCTGTTGATAAATCATGGTATGTTCTTCGCTCTTGGTGTATTCCTCTGGTCCGAGCTAATAAAAAAGCACGATGTTAAAAACATTTTTTGGATCATTTTGTTTTGTATGTCAGGATGCGCACAGATTGTTGCGGAATCTGATATTGTGAACCATGAGTTTAATACTCGCTACTCTGCGGCTATACCCTGCGCTGTTTGGTTAGCGTCAATAGCGATTATCGTTCTTTCTGTGCGTGCAAATGCAAGGTTACACAGACTGTCAGGCGGTGCGGTTAAAGCAATCCAGATCGCGGGCATGATGACCTATCCGTTATATTTGCTCCATCAAATAGTTGGCGGCACAATGATGGGGTGGATGGTGCTGAATGGCGCTGATCGATGGGTTGCGCTTGCAACTGTTAGCATTATAATTTTTGTCCTCACTGGGTTGATAGCCACTCGGGCAGAGCCTTGGATTCAGGGCTGGACTAAGTACCTGATCAACTACATTCATGATCGCTACAATTCGATGAGAATACGATTGGTTAAGTAGCAAGCAAGATCTGGTGCGAGCGGGGCATGGATTGTTCAAGAGAAGTGATTAATAACACGAAGGGCTATCCCGGAAGGCGACCTGGGAGTATGCCCATATTCTGTATTTGAAGACTGCTGGCCGTGTGGATGCGCTGCGTATTAGCAATTGCTGCCAACCCATGGCAATGCATCTATACGCAAAGTTGAGTCCGCTATCCTGCAGTAGATTAATCCTTTGCTCCTCGTCCCCATCACGTCACAATGAACTCATACCCAGCCTGCAGCGAGCCAACGACTTGCGCCTGATTCTCCGTGCTTTCGCTAAATTGCACGACCAGATCTGCCTTGGTAATCGCATTGCGCTCCAGTGCGCCAAGCCAGTGCGCGAAGCCGGCGGCGTCTGGCGCCCGGTCCAGCACGTTTGCGTAGAGCGCCGTAACAAGGGCGGCGTCCGTGGGCGCGGCGCCGTACTGGCTCTTGAATTCGGGCGAGTCGACGAATGCCTGCGCCACTGACTTCAACGACTGGCCCTGGCCCATTTGCCCTATCCAGTACCCCAGGCCGCCCGCGTCGGGCGTGCGATCAAATGCAGCCTGGTACAGGCGGTAAGCCTCGGCAGGAAAGCCCTGCGTTTCATACGAGATGAAGGCGCCATCGTCGAACGACAGGCGCTCGACGCTGCGCAGGATATCGGTGCCGTCGTAGCCGACCAGGTCGGTCACGGTAATCGCGCCATCGCGCAGGCTGACGGTGTATTCGTTGCGTCGGCCTTCCAGCACGAAGGTATCGATGCCGGCGCCGCCATCGACGATGTCATTCGTGCGCGTGCCGTACAAGGTGTCGTGCGCGTCCGTGCCGATGATCCGGGTGGTTGCGGGCAAGCGGCTCTCGTACACGTTCACGCTGGCATAGGTGTCGTCATAATCCTGATCCCATGAGGCATTGATGTAGTACCAGCCGGTATAGGCCGCGGTGAACGCTGCGTAATCGTAGCCGTAGGCGCCACTGCCGTCGTCTGCAGCAATCGCATTGCCGGCGTCGTCGTAAATGCGCAGCTGGAAGGGATCGTGGTAGCTGCCGCTTTGCACCGTGTATCCCATGCCGGCGGTGGCGTGGAACACGAAGACATCGTCCTCGCCCGCATACGGATCGGTCGTGCTGTAGCGGGCGGTGCGGCCGTAGAACTGGCCGAGTTCGGGGTCCCGCACGGGATCGAGTTCGAGGCGCCAGGCCCAGTTCATTTCCGACCGGGTCAGGTCATCCA